ATGCTGTCGTAGTTCGCGGCCGCGCGCGACACCACCTCGGGCGCAGCGTCGTAGGCGCCGTACTCTGCGATGGCGCGCCAGCACACGATCATGTGGAACTCGCTCGGGCAGTCCGGCGTGTCGGTGTCCGCGGTGAGCGACTGTGCGGACTTGAAGTAGTCGGCGCGCAGCTTGTAGGCCTGGTCCAGCGTCGGGCCGATCAGCATCGAGCCGTCCGGCGCCTGGCTCCAGAACTGCGGCGCGCCGGCCATGCTCTGACCCACCAGGAAGCGGGCGCGGAACAGATCGTAGGGCAGCCAGTGCAGCGGCCACTCGTTCTGCGGCTGCGATGCCAGGTAGGCCGTGACCTTGTACTGCTGGGTCTCCGGCTTCCAGCGCGCGAAGCGCGTGGTGCCCGCGGTGACGCCGAGCAGCGCGTCGATCGTGTAGCTCATCGAGGCCGCACTGACGTCGCCCAGCGCGGTCGCGCGCATCCAGCGCCAGCCGAACTGCGACTGCAGCTGCTGCACGTCGCGCCAGGCGTCATCCACCCAGCCGACCACGCGCAGGGAATCCCCCACCGCCGCATTGATCGACACGAGGTTGCCGCCGGGGATCCCGGCCTCGCGCTTGGCGCGATTGACCAGGGCGAGGTTGTTCACGCAGCCTCGGCGACGATGGTGTACGGGAAGCGCTTGCGCTCGACGATGGTCGACTTCGTGGGATCGTCGCTGTCCGTCTCCTGCACACCCATCACGGCGTTGTCCAGGATCTCGAGCACCGAGGCCGGCACGTTCACGTCCTTGCCGCGACGGATCCGAAAGTCGGTGCCGTTGGCGCCCACGAAGATGTCGCTCGGCTCGTTGTCATTGCCGAGCGCCACGTTGATGATGAAGCGCTTTTCCTTCTTCGCGGGCTTGGCTTGCTCGTTTGCCATGTGTCTCTCCTTCAGGTGCGGGAAAGACGAGGAGCCGCGAACGGCCCCTCGCCGTGAGGGGCCGCGGATTACGGCTTGTCGTTGGCCGGAATGCAGGCGATGTCGAAGTACGTGGCGGTGATGCCCGTTGCGTCGAGCGCCGTGGTGCCCGGCACGAAGGTGTGCGAGCTGTCGGTGACGATCTTGATGATGCCGAACGGGCAGTAGGTGCTCGTGTCGACGTCGGGGACCGTACCGTCACCCACCACGCTCAGGCCGACGCCCAGGTTCTGACCGGCGTAGGTGCCCTGCACGCAGTACACGTTGCCGCTCTTGTCGACCACCAGCAGGTAGTACACCGTGGTGCTGGCCGGCTGCGTGTAGAACGCGGTCAGCATGCCGTTGAGCGCGGCCAGGAAGGTCAGCGCCTGAGCCGACAGCGCCGACTTCGAGTACATGATGCCGTCCAGCAGGTACGTCAGGGCGTTGGTCGTCTTGACGGTCGCGGCCGAGGCGGCGTTGATCGCCAGCACGGCCTTGGCCAGGTTGACCGCGCCATCCAGGCGAGCGGCCATCGAGGTTTGGGCGGAAAGTTTCGCCATGATTGCTCCAGAAGTTGCGAAGGCCTCGGAGCACGGCAGCCAAGCGGCCGCCGTGCCGCTCAGCTATTACTGGTTGACGCCCGTCTCGACGCGCACCATCCACGCGTCGTTGAGGATCAAGGCGGTCGAGTACAGCTTGAAGCTGACGTGGCCGCGCTGCGCCATCGGGTCGCTGTCGCTGGGCTTGGGGTTCACGACCATCGGGGTGACGGCCGTGGCGCCGGCGAGCGACACCGTGGCGTAGGCGTCCTTGCCCACGATCACGATCGGGTACACGTCCGCGTTGCCGGTGCCGGTGCCGCCGTTGGTCAGCAGCGTCGAGCCCGAAGCGCCGGCCGCGAGGAACGGCGAGTACAGCGTGGACGTGAGGAAACGGATTTCCTTGTACGCGCCGATCTCGTTGTCGCCCAGCGGCTGCATCGTGCCGTAGTTGGCCACCGGCACGTAGCCGGTCAGCGCCTCCAGGTCCTGCTGCACGTCGGGGTGGCAGAAGGCCACGAACGCGGGTCGGATCGGCTGCGTGGCCACCTTGTCGGTGGCAGCCAGCATCTTGGTGATCGGCTTGGCGTTCTGGCGCTTGAGCTGGCGGATCGCGCGGTTGAGCACCGTGGTGGTCAGCGCCGCGTTCACGCCGGAGCGCGAGGTGCCGCCGCTGTACAGCACGTTGACGCCGGCCTTGATGGCGTTGAACACCACCAGTTCCTGGGTCTGGCCGGCCAGCTCACCCATGATCTCCGAATACTCATTGAGCACCGGGTCTTCGTGGGTGTCCTGGATCACGTCGGTGATGACGGTGCGCCGGCCGTACTGCGCCAGCGTCGCCTGCACGTCGGTCGCGCTGATGGCGTCCGGTGCCGGGGTCACACCTTCGACCAGCGGCGTGGTGCTGGGGGTGAAGGCGTTGTAGCGGCGGAACTTGATCGTGTTCGTCTTGTTCCGGGGGATGGGCTGTTGCTGGCCGAACTTGGCCATGCACAGGAAGGGCAGCGCGCGCGCCAGCATGGTGGCGGCTGCATACGCCGCGGTACGCGGGGTGATGTCACCGTAGGTGTTGGTCATCGGGGTTCACCAATTCGATTCAGCGTTTGGCTTTCGCGGAAGCGAACTCGGCGAAGGCGCCCTCGAAGTCATCGGTCTTCGGGGCCGGGCGTGCGTTGCTGCGCGGCGCAATGCCGGCTGCCTGACGCAGGCGCTCCTGTTCCTTCTCCGCGTTCGAAGCCGCGGGCTGGGTGACCTGCTGCCCACCGGGCTGCGGGTCGGTCTGAGTCGGTTTCGGGGCGCCCTTCTCGGCGTAGTACAGCTTCAGCACGATCGCGGCCTCCTTGAAGGTGTCCGCTTTCTCGTACGCGTCCTGGACGTTGCGGGGCTGGTCGCGCAGCCATTCCGCAAAGTCCGCCGACTTGACCGTCTTGCGCCACTCAGGCGTGAACGCCTGGTCGAGCTGCGTGAAGGTCTCGTTCAGCTGGCGCTGCTGTTGCTCACTCATCAGCGGCTCGACTCCTCGAGCGGCCGACTTCGCCGTCTGATCTACCTCGGCGAGCCTCGCGTTCGCGGCATCGAGTTGGCTCTGCAGCGCTGCAGTGGCCTCGTCGACGCGGCGCCGGACGGCCGCCTCCAGTTCGGGGGCTTCCGCCAGCACGTCCTTCGTGCCCGGTGCCGGAGCGCTTGCGGCCGGGGCCTTGGCCTTCAGCGTCGCGTTCTCGCGCTCCAGTTCCTTCACACGCTCTTTGAGCTGGTTGTTCTCGCGCATGAAGTGGGAGAGCCGGTTGGCGCTCGAGCGCTCGCGGTGCAAGGCTTCGGCCAGCTTGCGCTCCGTGTCTTGCGGAGCTGGCGGGTCGGCAGGCTTGCTCTCGCCCTTGGGTGGCTCGTCCTTCTGTTCCTTCGCAGGCTCGGGCGCGGGCGCGGCCGGCGGCTCCTTGTCTGCGTCCTTCACCACCTCGGAAGGGGTGTCGGTGCCTGCGCGCTCGGCGAAGGCGGCTTCGAAGTCCTGGACGTCCTGGGTCGATTCAGCGGGCATTGCTCACTCCTGACGGCATGCGGATGCAGAGGCAGTCGCGCGATTACGTGGAGCGCAATCTAGGAGTGGGGGGTGCAAAGGCTCGAATGCCGCGCATACACTCAGCGCCATGCGACGACTCGTGGCCCACCTGCTGCTGGCGTGCGTGCTGCTGTGCGCGGCCGGGATGGCGGCCTATGCCACCGGCGAGATCACCCAGAGGCCTCGCCTGGCCGACGCCGGCGAGTGGATGACCGCACCGCTCACCGTGGTGATGGCGGTGCTGGTGCCGGTGGCGCTTATCGGGCTGGCGTGCCAGCAGCTCGCTTGCGCAGCTCGAACTGCCGCTCGATGGTTTGGTCGTAGACGGCGTTGAACGCGTTCGTCACCTGGTGGCGCTTGGCCTCCAGCGACAGCAGCTCGGCGTACTTCGCGGCATCCGGCAGCTTGTCGTTGGCCAGCACCGCCAGCTCGGCCTTGCGGATGTCCGACAGCTTCGCGTTGGTCTGCCGCACCGCCTCACCCAGCACGGCCAGGCCATCGGAATCGTCCACCGCGCGCTTGGCCGCCGCCGGCGAGCCGGCTTTCATCGCGGCATCCAGCCGGCTCGAAGCCTCGTCGGCCTTCTGCAGGCGGTCGAAGGACAGCGAGCGGTCGGTCTCCGCGTCGATCACGCCGTACAGCTGCTTGGCGAACGGCAGGCGCCGGTAGTCCGGGTCGTTGCGCTTGATCGACTGGCGCTCGTAGATCGCGTTGAGCAGGTCCAGCGAGAAGCTCACCGGGCCGCCGCCGTAGGCGCGCGCCATCGCCTCGAGCACGCCGGGCTGGATCTCCACCAGACCCGGGTTCACGCCGTCGCCGCCGGTGGCGCTGGACATCGAATCGGCCGCGCGCTGCCAGATGGTGCCGGCCTGGCCTACGAACAGCTGCTTGGAGCGTGGCGCGTTCTGCGCGTGCTTGTCGTCCGGGAACAGCTTGCTGCCGAAGGCGTTCTGGTTCATCAGCACCGAGGCCAGCGGGTTGAGCGAGTCCGGCACGAAGGGCAGCAGACGGCTCGGGTCCATCAGCGGCTTGCTCGGGTCGAGCGACCGGCTGATGTCGCTGCCCGGCGCATAGGAGCCCAGGAACGCATTGAACGCGCGCACCATCGCCTCGGTCGCGCCGCGGCCGCGCTTGGGGTCCTGCATGTGGCGCCACACGTCGGCCATCTGCGTGGCCACCACGCCGAAGAAATTGAGGCCGTAGGGGCGCGGGATCTTGATGTAGCGGCCGGTCTTCGAGCCGGGGATCGCCTCGCCTCCGGTGGCGTTGGGCGGCAGCACGATCACCGTGTTGCGTTCCTTCACGCTGTCGGGGATCTTGTCCCACCAGGCAACGCCGTCGTCGTCATCGCCCATCGCGGCATTGCGCATGGCCAGCGCGAACAGGCCCACCATGCCCATGCCGATGGCCGACCACACCTTCGGCGACTTCAGGCCCTGCGCCACGCGCGCGACGTCCTGAACGCTGGGGTTGAAGAACATCACCCAGGCCGTGAGCTGCGGCGTCAGCGTGCCCTTGCGGTTGAAGTTGACCGTGATGTTCTTCGAAATGTGCGAGGCCTCGGCCACCGACTTGCCGGCGCGCAGCGCGGCGCGGAAGGCGGCGAAGCGCGTGGCGTTCTCGACGCCGCCGTTGATCGCCTCGATGACGTGCAGCGCCGCGCGCCCCACCTTGCGCGGATCGTAGTTCGACTGGTCGGCGTGGCTGGCCAGCTGCATCAGCTCGTCGGTCTGCGCGTCCAGCGTCTTGAAGTCGAAGAAGCCGGTCTTGCCGCCGGTCTTGCGGTACAGCTCGTACTCAGGCGACGGCGCCGCACCGAACTCCGAGGCGAACGAGTCGCGCATCGCGCCGGGCATTTCCTTCCACAGCAGCGGCACGCCGGAGTAGCCGATGTCGTCCAGGATCATCGTGTTGGCCATCGCAAAATCGCGCAGGCCGTTCAAGATCGTGAAGGTCGGCGACAGCGTGGTGTACAGGTGCGACAGCTTGCGGTTGACCCACAGCAGCGCACCCACCACCTGGCCCACGCTCTCGACGTGCAGGTTCTGCAGCTGGCTGCGCAGGCGGTCGTCGCGCACGACGATGTGCACCTCCTTGCCGCCGTCCTTGACCGTGACTGTGCGGTCGTCGTCGATGAGGCGCTGCTGCTCCTCGATGATGCGGTTGCCGTTGGCGTCCACCGTGGTGACCGGCTTGGTCTCCACCGCGTTGATCGCCCACAGCCGCGGGTCGGGGTTGTCTAGCACGAACTGCGCGAAGGTGCGCAGCACGTCGTTCTTGCCCACCCGGATCAGCGCGCGCGTGCGGTCCTGGATGATCTGCTCGATGATCTGCTTGGCCTCGCTGCGGCGGCCCATCGCGGTCTTGCTCTCGGGGCCGTGGATGTCGAAGCCGCGGCCGGTGCGCGGCCGGTCCTCCGCGCCCTCCAGTCCGCGCAGCGGTACGTAGTTGCTGAAGGTCTGGTTCCAGGCGTCGTACTCGTCCTGGTCGATCAGGCCGTTCTGGAACAGGATGTCCCGCGTGCCCTGGATCCACTGGCGCAGCGTGCCGGCGTGCTTGTCCAGCAGCGGCGCCAGGCCCGAGGCCACCGCGTCGTCGAGGATGTCCTGCGCGTCCTGGTTGCTCATGCCGGAGCCGCCATCGGGCATGCCGGGGCGCTTCTGCGCGATCCACGCGTTGCGCTCCTGCGCGTGCTGCGCGTAGGCGTACAGCGCGACGTCCTCGAGGTTCAGGCCGTCGTGCGTCACGTCGCCGACGAACTTCTCCATGTCGGCCTTGAAGTCGTCGATCTGCGATCCCACGCGGCCCCAGTAGCGCTCCTCGGCCTGGTAGAAGTCGTTGGTCTCGTCGACCTTGCCGCCCTGTTCGCGCACCGCATTGACGGTCTGTTTCCAGCGGTTGTAGCGGTCCTGGATCGCCTCGACGAACTTGGCGCCCGCGCCGTACTCCGGCAGCTCGAAGCGGCCCTGCGTGCGCTGGCTGAACGACGGCGCATCGCCCCAGCCGTGCTCGGAGCTGGCGGGGTCGTAGCGGTCGCCGATGAACTTGACAAGCGCCAGGTCGTCCTTTATCTTTCGAGCTTCAAGCCCGCGTGCAAGAGACGGCTGGAATCGAGTCCAGAAGTTGTTGAAGGCACTGCGGGCTTTGTCCATTTCGACGTAGCGCGCCTTGCCTGCGAGCACGCGGTCCAGCAGCGAATCCTTGTAGCCCGCCACCGGACGCGCATAGGCCGACATCAGGCGCGCGCTGCGCACCGGCTTGCCGCCCTCGCCCGGCTCCGACTGCACATTGACCTTGACCACCGCGGTCAGCGGCTCGCCGGCGGCGTTCTTCAGCGAGGTCACCAGCTCGTACTCGTCGGCGTTGCGCGACTGCAGCACCATCACCGGCTTGTACAGCGCCTCGACGAACTCGCGCGAGGTCAGGCCCGCGAAGTCCTGCGCGTGCTTGCCCACCAGGATCTTGTCGATGATGCTGGTGTTGGCGGCCATCATCTGCATCGGGGCGCCGAGCATGTGCAGGACGTGCGGCATCGGGCCGATCGGGATTTCCAGCTGCGGAGCGTTGCCCGCCTTGATCTCCTGCACCGCGATGTCCAGCGCCTGCGACGCGCGGCCGATGTCGGCTTCGAGCACCGACGCAGGGTTCACGCTGTGCAGCGACTGGTTGCGCTCGGCGATGGCGCGGTTGAGCTGCGTGCGCGCGCTGAAGAACTTCGACGGCCCGTCAAGCTGCCCGCCGCGCCGGCTGTACAGCACCGGCGACGCCACGCTCTTGACGTTGGATAGGTCGAGCTTGCCGTCCATCGCCTGGAAGGTGAGCGCCGCGCGCGCGAGCGTGCTGCGCGACAGGCTCACCGAGCGCGCATCGGGCGTGGCCAGCACGCGCTTCACCACGTCCTCGGCGCTCTCGTCGCGGCCCTTGCCATTGCGCCAGTCGAACTTGTCCTGCCCGATGTCGTAGCGCATGTCGCGCACCTGCGGCGCGATCTCCGCGGCATTGCGCGCGGCCGCCAGCGCGATGCGCGCGAAGTTGCGGTCCTGCTGCTCGCCGGTCTTGGCCTTGGCGTTCCAGCCGTAGATGCGCTGGCCCACCCCTGGGTTCACCGCACCGGCGGTGCCCGCGCGCGCCGCCGCGCTCATCATCTGCTCGGTGCGCCGGTAGTTGTTCACCCCTAGCAGGCCGTTGCGGTCGGCGTTGGTCGGGATGCCCAGCTCGTGCCCGAAGGCGAAGGCCACCTGGTAGAACGGCTTGCCCAGGCCGGAGCCCGCGTCGAACTCCTGCGTGTGCATGACCAGCTTCTTGTCGGCACCTCCGATGTACTGGACCTGCGCCGTACCGACGTTGCCGCTCTTGTGGTCGGTGATCGTGACGGTGAACCAGCCCAGCTCGCCGGGGCTGACGTCGGCGCTGTAGCGGCTGCCCTGCAGCATCGAGTCGGCGATCTGCTGCAGCTTCTGCACCGATGGCGACAGCGCATCGAACTTCGGCTGGCCGAACTCGAAGGCGCCCGGCAGCTTGGCGATGTCCTTCCACGCCTGCACGACGCGCGTGCGCGCGGCCGAGGGCACCGCGGTGTAGAGGTCGAAGCCGCGCTTGGTGAGGTCGATCGAGGCCGCCACCCGGCGGTTCCAGGCCTTGGCGCCCTGCTCGCTCAGGTTGTTCAGGCCGTAGGCCGCGCCGGCACCCTCGTCACCGCGGTAGTGCGGGTCGGCGTTGAAGTTGCCGTTGATGCGCTGCTTCACCGCAAAGCGGTACGTGCGCCCGCCCATCTTCAGGCGCGACACCTGCTTCTCGCCGTCGCCTTCGTACTGCAGCGGCTTGTACGCCTCCTCGGCCATGATGCCCACCGACTTCAGCGTGCTCTCGCTGGGCGGCTCGTAGTGCTGCGGCTCGGCGTCCTCTGGGTCGCCGACATAGCCCTGCTCCTGCGCGAGTTCGGCGTTGAGGTGCGCGATCTCGTCCTCGCTCAGGCCCGAATCCTTCACCACCTCGTCCGGCACGAAGTCGTCGGACAGCATGTGGTCCAGGTTGAACGCGCCCAGGTCGTCGCCCTCGCGCGCGCTGTTGCGGATGCCGGACTGGTCGCCTGCTTCGCGCAGGGACTGTCGCGTGCTCTCGAGCTGCTCGTTGACCGCCTGCAGGGCGGCATCCTTGGCGCTCATCTTCTGGCCGCGCAGCTCCCGGGCGCGCGCCATGATGGCCTTGCGGGTCTTGGCCGGCAGCAGGTCGCCGGCCTTGCGCAGGCAGCTGGTCAGGCTCATGCAAGTTCTCCTTCAAGCGCGAGCTGCAGCAGCAGCAACAGCTCGTCTTCTTCCTGGTGCAGTTGTGCGATGTCGGCCTGCGCGCGCTGTCGTTGCGCCCGCAGCTCGGTGTCGCGGTCGACGGGATTGCCGCCACCGAAGCTGAGCGTCGGTCCGCTGCTGGTGACGCCCTGGGTGATCGAGGGCGCGTAGCCCTGCAGCGCCACAGCGGACACGTCCGGCGTCGCGCCGTTTGCGCCCGGCTGCGTGACGGCCGGCGCATAGCCCGACAGCGCCACGGACGCCGCGCCAGGCGCCGCGCTCTGGGGTTGCCCGATCGAGGGCGCGAAGCCCGACAGCGACAGCGTGGCCACGCCAGGTGCTGCCGAGATCGGCTGCGACACGCTGGGCGAGAAGCCGGACAGCGCGACAGAGCCCACGCCCGGCGCAGCGCTTTGCGGCTGGCTGATGCTCGGGGCGTAGCCCGACAGCGCCAGCGTGCCGACGTCCGGGAACACGCCGCCGCTGGACTGCGTGATGCTGGGCGCGTAGCCGGTGAGCACGACGCTGGCCACGCCAGGCGCCGCGCTCTGCGGCTGCCCGACTGCCGGCGCGTAGCCCGTGAGGCTGATCGGCGCCGCACCCGGTGCCGCGCTCTGCGGCTGGCCCACCGCCGGTGCGTAGCCGCTCAACGTCAGCGTGGCCACGCCCGGCGCGGCGGACTGCGGCTGACCGACGCTCGGCGAGAAGCCCGACAGCGTGAGGCTGCCGACGCCGGGCGCCACGTTGTTCGGCTGCGAGACAGAGGGCGCGAAGCCGGACAGGGTGAGCGAGGCGACGCCGGGCGCTGCCGACTGCGGCTGCGAGATCGCGGGCGCGTAGCCGGTGATGGTCAGCGTGCCGGCGCCCGCGGTGAGGCTGGTGCCGCTGCCGCCCCCGCCGCTGGCGGCCACCAGCTCGTCGGCCACCCACTTCTCGACGGCCAGCTCCCCGAACGGAGAATGCCACGTCGCAGGGTTCAGCAGCTGGAAGGTGCCGAGGTCATCGTCAGGCGACGGCGCCTGGACCTGCCCCTCGTCGATGAACACCAGCAGCGTCGCGGCCGAGCTGTACGAGGTGCCGTTGGCATCCGTGCAGGAGAAGCGGTAGCGCCGCTTGCTGTGGCCCCAGTTGACCGGGCTGACCGTCAACGTGGGCGGAGAGCCGGAGCCGCTCGCCCCCGTGATGTCGGCGAAGCTGCCGGAGCTGTCGTCCTGCCACTGCCACGTTCCAGCGGTCGCATCGCTGGTGGTGTAGGCGCCGGTGAAGGAAGCCTGCCCGCCCAGGCGCACCACCTGGTCGGTGGGCGACGCGTCGACGTTCGGGCCGGTGAGACCTTCGGCGAAGATCATCGCCACCGTGTCCCACTCGTCGGACGTGCCGCCGGACGTGAAGGTGGCGGTCCAGTTGCCGGTGGCCGTGACGCGCTGGTACTCGGTGCGGGACGAATCGCCCTGCATCGAGTCGTAGTTGCTGATCGCGCCGGTGTCGGTGAAGCCTGTGCCCGCGGACACCGGAGACGCGCCGACGTGGCTCATGGTCCACGCCAGGATCACCGCCGGCTGCGACGCGATGGTCATCGGGCCATCGGTCACCACGTCCGTGCCGGCGGTCACCGGCGAGACCTGGAAGTTGCCCTTGCTAGCCAGCGGCGCCTGGTTCTTCAGGCCCGAGCCGATCTCCAGGCTGATCGACTTGTTCGCGTACGCGCCGTCGAATGTGACGGTGATCGTGTACGTGCCGGCCGGCAGGCCGTGGAAGTAGAAGCCTTGAGCGCTGTGGCCGTTGTCGGTGTTGCGCTCGAGCGAGCCGGTGTCGACCGTGTAGGTGTTGGTGCCGTCGCTG